GGGGCCACGGATGCGGCAGAAACGACTGCAATGACATTTGCCTATCGTTATGGTAGCGCGGCAACCGGTTCCGCAACTAGTGACACGTTATCTGATGAGACAACTAGTGCGGCTCTTACTTGTACGGGTACTACGTATGTATCTAGGTTATTGATTTGCGAAGTGGATGCGAATGCGATGACTGATGGCCATGATTGGTTAACATTGTCATTAAGCAGTGCGGCGAGTGCTGGATATTGTTATGTTATTGCAATTCTGAACAAAAATTATAAAGGTTCGGCGGCAGAAACAGCGTTGTCTTAATTTAATTTGAGAGAGGGGATTATTCCCCTCTCTCTAAATATGGATAAGGAGAAATATTATGTCAGTAGATGGAATAAAATCAGAATGGAGTTCAGGCTCATTAATATTTACAGAGCAAGTATCTGCTGCGGCCCCTTTAATTCAAGTTGGTAAATTTGTATCCGCAACTACTGGAGCAGGGATGGTGCTTAATAATACTAAAACTCAGGCGTTTGGTATGTACGCTGATGATGGTGGAGTTGCATTAAGCACATCCGCGGTTAAAGTATCTTGGTCGAGATTATTGATTACAACTGCGACTAATACAGCCGGAAGTGCATTTGGGCATGAGGCGCAGGTGAAAATTTTGGGTGTGAATTATAACCAAGGCGGAAATGCCGCGGGGTTATGGGGATATTTGGAAACTATTACAGGCGCGACAGTTACGGGTACTGCTGGATTAATTAGAGCTGGCGTTATGGCAAGTTGCGATGTTCCGTCTGGCGCTACTATTGCGGCAAGTTCGTTTGTGTCGTGTATCGGTTGTGGAGGAGATTTAGGTGGCACACATACGGGGGATGCTGTTGTTATGCACGTTGTTAATCCGTCAGCAGGGACATTTGACGCTTTTGCAAAATTTGACACAGCAACTGGAGCATGTACGGCACAATCTGGCGGGAGCTTAACGATAACATACAAAATACCTGTTATCGACCCTGCCGGTAATACGATTTATATTGCGGCTGGCACTATTGCCTAACTAATTGAGAGGGGATAATTTTATTTATCCCCTCTCTATAAAAAGAGGATTTATGCTTACAAAAGAAAATTTAATTAAAAAACGAGATGAATATTTAAGAATTTCGGAACAATATAAAAATAATTCGTTGGCGAATGAGGGTGCTGCTCAAGCAATAGGAAGTTTAATCTCCGATTTAGAAAAAATAGAAAAAGAAGAGGAGACCAAAAATAATGAAAAAGTTAATTAGTATAATTGTATTTTTAATGTTATTTGTTTCTGTGATTTATGCTGGGAGTTCTACCCTATTAAATGGAGTTGAAACAACTGGTGTTAGCGATTTTATTGTTGTTAAAAAAGTTCCAATACAAACTGTTGTATGCCATTTTACAAATACAGGCGGTTCAGTTACAGCGTTAACAGTAGATTTGGAAGGGAGTCTTGATACTACAAATTGGTTAACATTAAAAAGTTATGAGTTCGATACTACAGAATTAGCGGCTAAAAAAACAGGATTTCATTTAGTAAATAAAATGATGCCATATATTCGCGCGAATATTACTACATTAACAGAAACTGGGACGACTGCAGTTTATGTTAAATATGAAAATATGTGGAATTAAAGGAGAATTATGAAAAAAATATTTTTTATAACTTTATTATTTTTATTTTTTATCAATTTCCCTTTATTCGCCGCAGATACAAAAATATTTGGAGAAGTCCCGACACAAATAACTGAATTCCATGAATTTACTGACTCTACACAATTTAATACCACAGTTGTATTCCTAGGACCTATTATAGATTCGAGTTCTGTTACTCATTATGGCATTCATACGTTTAATGATACAACTTTTTTTAACGCGCCGGTAATAGATTCAAGTTCATTGAGAGTGATAGGTACATTCAGAGCGGATTCTACAATTTCTTCAGGCGCAACGCAATGGAACAGTGGAAATAATATTGACGCGGATGTGATTGCTCTTACTGACACAACTCTTAATGATTCCGATACGACAAAACATGGATGGATGCCAAAACTTGACGCGGACACTACACATTTTATTAATGGATTAGGTGCATGGGCCGTGCCGATTGGCACAGCACCTCATGTTGCAGTTAGCCCATTAGACATTACGAATGACACGATTTCAATATCGTTATCAGACTCGACGACAAATGGATATTTAGATTCTACAAATTGGCAACGATTTGATAGCGCGTATTTATATAGATTTTTATCGGCTTCTGGAACATTGCCTCTTACCCTCACATTATCTAATAATGTTTTATCTGGTTCAATCGCACAATCATCTGCAACTGTGAACGGATATTTAGATTCTACTGATTGGTCGACATTTAACGGTAAAGAAAATGTAATAACTTTTTTATCTCCATTATCACGAACGAATGATACAGCTTCAATTCCGATTGCCTCTTCTACGGATAATGGATATTTAGATTCGACGTCAAAATTAGAATATGATAGCGCATATCTTTATAGATTTTTATCGGCTTCAGGGACGTCTCCATTGACTTTAACATTATCAGCAAATAATCTTAGTGGGGTAATGACCGCGGTTGATGATACAACTAATGGCTATTTGGATAGCACTCATTACACAACTTGGAACGCGAAACAGGACGCTTTAACTTTTTCAACTGGATTAACTGAAACGAATGACACAATTACCGTAAATACATCACAGAATATTGTTACATTATCGAATTTAACAACAAATGGTTTTATTATCACTTCTGGCGGAGCTGGGACTTTGGGAATTGATACTGCTGTTTATTTAACAGGCAATCAAACTATCACGCTTTCAGGCGATGCGACTGGGTCAGGAGATACCGCGATTACTGTGGCTGTAGTAGATAATAGTCATAACCATGATTCTACTTCCATCTCAAATTTATTAGTTGGAGATTTCGCGTCTCAAAATATATCGCAATGGACAAATGATGAAGGATATATCACAGCGTTTTATGATACTAATGCTGTATGGGGAAATATTACGGGAACACTTTCTAATCAAACAGATTTGCAAACGGAATTAGACGGCAAATCTGATACTTCGCATTTGCATTCATATTATCAATCCACATTAGTGGTTACGAGTCCATTATCAAATACTAATGATACGGTGTCAATTAGTCAATCTTCTGATACAACAAATGGTTATCTTGATTCTACAGATTGGTCAACGTTTAATGCAAAACAACCTCTTGTTGTATTTTCAACTGGGCTCACGGATACAAACGATACAGTTACAGTAAACACATCACAGAATATTACTACGTTATCAAACCTAACGACAAACGGGTTTGTAAAGACGTCAGGGGGAGATGGTACGTTGGGGATTGATACGGCAGTTTATATGGATACAGCAACGGTACAGGCGGCTTTAGATGCTCGATGTTTAGAAAGTGTATTTGGCACGGCAATAGGGACTGGATTAACTTTAGACGCTACAACATTAAAAACTCATACCGCATTACAATCAATAGCTGGATTGACTGAAACTAATGGCGGATTGCCATACGGCACAGCAGATAATGCGTATGCGTGGCTTGCGGCTGGAGCGGAAGGTACATTGCTTATGGGTAATGGTGCAGGAGCTCCATCATTTTTAGGCGCAGGAACGGCCGGATATGTTCTTTTGGCAAATGGTGCGGCTGACCCTGTTTGGACGATTCCAACGGGTACAGGTGCACCGGTAAAAGCCGGGTCGCCAACAGTAACAGGATTATTAACTGTAACCGGCGCGACATCTGATACTACTGCCGCGGCACTGAACGTAACAAATAGTGGAGATACATCGTTAGTATATGTTCGGAATGACGGCAACGTCGGTATTGGGACGACAGCGCCGACCATGTTTTTACATATTGTGGGGGATGGATATGCTTTGCCAGCTACTTCTGGCGCAACTCAGTCAGCAGGGAAAATATTGTGTCTTGAGGATTCTGTAGGTCGAACATTAGATTTTGGAGGTAATGCTGGTTTTAATTTTTGGATTCAGGCTACTTTTGTAAATGATAAAGCTGTAACTACTGCATTGCTATTGAATCCAAACGGCGGCAACGTCATCATTGGTGACACAACTGGCGCAGCAAAACTAACTGTAAATGGCGGTTGTAATATAGGGGGGAGTAGTGACCCGGGCGATAATAATTTATACGTCACAGACACATGCTCCGCATTAGTATTTACTGACCGCACACCTTTTTTTGAAGGCGACGCGATTGCTGAAATCAAAAAAGTTAAAGGGAAGAATGGGGAACTTGACCATAGTAAATTACCAAGTTTTATGAGGGCGGATATAGTACTAAAGACTAAAAAAAGATTGGAAGGTATTAATTGCACATGTGGTGTAGTTGAAGGAGAGGGAGAATGTGAATGTGGATATGAAATAATAGAAGAAATAGTTGAAGGGCGTAATTTAGGTAATTCGATTTCTGTGTTGATAAAGGCGGTGCAGCAACAGCAGGCGACAATTGAAGATTTAGAAAGAAGAATTGCGATATTGGAATAAAATATGAAAATAAAAATAGTAACACCTCCTACAATTGAACCAGTTACATTATCTCAACTCAAATTACATTTGCGTTTAGATTCTGGAACATTCGCAGACAATATTGATTCGACGCAGACTGTTCCGCCTGGATTGCATACGGTTGACGCTGATTATGTTGCAGGGACGGCAGTAGAAGTATTGGGATATACTTCAGTTGTTTTTTTGCATTCCGGAACGAATGGGGCAAGTGGAACTGTCGATGCTAAGATAAAAGAATCTGACGATAATGTCACTTACACTGATTGGACAACTGGAGCATTTACACAAATCACAACCGCCAACGATAATGCTACCTATGAGAAAGCATATACCGGTTCAAAAAGATATATCCGTGTTGACCATAAAGTTTTAGTGGCGACTTGCGAATTAGGGATTGATATAGCTAGAGAATTTTCCATATTAACTGAAGATGATTTGTTGACGGAATATATAAAAACATCCAGAGAATATATTGAAGACCTAACTAATAGAGCTTTAATAACCCAAACTTGGGATTATTTTTTAGATGAGTTTCCTGACAAGAATTATATTTTATTGCCATTCGGTAATTTGCAAAGTGTGAGTTCGGTTACATATACTGATTCAGACGGAGACGCTACCACCTTAACTGAGGATACTGATTATTACGTTGAATTAAACGGTGATATGCACGGGCGTATAGTATTGCCTTATGGATTATCATGGCCTTCGTTTACAGCATATCCATCTAATCCAATTGCTATACGATTTGTTTGTGGGTATGGGGCATTGGCTTCTGATGTCCCAAACAAAATTATATCTGCGATAAAACGGACATGTTCAATATTGTATGAGACACGTGGGGATCCCGTAATTGGTCAATCAGTTGTAAAAGATGAGGTAGTGGGTAGATTACTTTCGTCTTCAAAATTATGGTGGATAAATGAGAATCTCTGACATAAATAAAGAAATTATTTTGCAATATAAAACTAAAGTGCCAGATGGTATGGGTGGATTTGTGGAATCGTGGACTGAATTAGACACTGTTTTCGCGGCTATCTGGCCGACATCAGCAAAAGAACGAATGGCTAATATGGGACAAGCAATAATCGTAACACATAAAATCAGAATTAGATATAGGAAAATTTTAAAATCATATTGGAGAATTAAATTTGGGAATAGATATTTTAGTATTATTGGTATAATAAATCCATCAGAATCTAATCAGATGTTAGATTTGATGTGCCAAGAAATAACATGAAAAATTTAATGACGGCAATCTATACTAAATTTAATGCTACAAATGATTTGAATACTGCGATTGGAGGAAGATTATATTATAAGCGCGCGCCTGATGAGAAAGAATTTCCGTATATCGTATATGATATTGTGTCTGATGTCCCGGATTGGACATTTACCGATACATATGAGAATGTAACAATCCAGTTTGATATATTCGCGATTGCCGGAGTTTCATCTGGACAAACAGAGGATATTTATACGGCGTTAAAATCATTATATGATGATTGTAGTTTATCTGTGGCAAGTAATACTTTTTTATATATGTGGAGACAAAATTTGGTTACAACAATAGAAGAATTAACGACTAATATCGGGACAGAAATAATTGAACATTGGAGTGTTGATTATGAGATTAAAATGGAGGCGGCTTAATTTGGTGGAGATGAATTAAATGGTATCAATTATTATAACAGCATATAACCAATTAGAATATACAAAATTATGTGTGGAAAGTATATTGAAAAATACTACTGGGGAATATGAATTAATATTAATTAATAATGGTTCTACTGATGGGACAAAAGGATATTTCCAATTAATAAAAAGCCGCAAAGAAAATGTTATTATTATAAATTATGATAATAACGAAATTGTTGAAGATATCGGGAATGAGGCGGTTAAATCTGCAAAAGGAGAATATATTGTTGGTGCCACTAATGATATTATCGTTCCTAAAAATTGGTTAACGAATATGATGGATTGTATAAATCTATCGGAAAACATAGGAATGGTTGGGGTTAGAAGCAATTGTATTGGAAGTTATAAACAAAGATTATTCCCGGGATTGTATGAATCTTTAGAAGAGTATTATAAAGTCGCGGGAGAATATGAGGATAAAAAAAATAATGATTTTGAGATAGATAAAATAGTAGGGATGTTTTGTTTATTTAGAAGAAAATGTTTTTTAGAAGTTGGAGGGTTGAATATTGATTTACCTACTAATGGGAAAGATGGCGGGTATGGATTTAGCGATGATGATTTATGTAATAAGTTTATTAAAGCGGGTTATAAATTAATGATTGCCAATGATGTATTTATTCATCATTTTGGGAGTGTGACGGCGAAAAGCTTATATAAAAATATGGAAGAAAGCCAAAAAATAAATGAAAGGAAATATGTTAAAAGTAACTAATTTTAAATTAGGCATTGGTATACCATGTTCTTATAATCATGTGCCATTCCCATTTTTTATATCGTTTATGAATTTGGAACGGCCTGATTTTATTCCTATCCCTGCCACGTCTGGGCCGATAGACGGATTAAGAAATAAAATAGTTGAAGACGCTCTAAATCTTGGATGTTCACATTTGATCATGATGGATACTGACCAAATTTATCCCGCTAATACAATTACAAAATTGTTGTCTCATAAATTACCGATAGTGGGGTGTTTAGTCCATCGGCGTTATCCGCCTTTTGACCCATTGCTGATTAAAGGCGAAATAAACAAATATGAAAATATTACCGAATGGGATGATGGAGAATTATTAGAAGTGGCCGCGACTGGAACAGGTTGTTTGATGTTTGATATGAGAATATTTAAAAACATGCCGGCTCCATGGTTTAAATTTAGGCCGAATCCTGATAAAGAAAGGGGCGGGGTTATAGGAGAAGATATAGGCTTTTGTTCAGATTTGAAACAGGCTGGATACAAAATATATGTTGATACATCAATAAAATGTGCACATCTTAGCACGTTAGCAATTACAGAAGAAACGTGGAGATTATATCAAGTTCTAAAAAAACAAAAAAACAAAATTAAGGAGGAAACTAACAATGGCTAAAGTAGGGAAAATTGCAAGCGTAAAATTAGGGACATATTCTGTGAGTGGTATGGGGACGTGGACATTAAGTGGTTACACAAGAGAGGTTTTAGATGATACGGAATTTGGAGACGATATTAAAACTTTTGTGTTTGGGATTGGGACAGCAGGGACATTGTCTTTTGCAGGATTATATGACCCAACTGATTCAACGGGGCAGACATTATTAAATTCGGCCTGCATAAATGCGTCTACCTTTACCGGTGGGGACTTGAAATTTTATATTGATAATACTAGTTATTACACAAATGATACTGGTAGCAATATTTTACTAACTAAATGTGACGCAATAACAATGGAAAAAAGCGGGTTAGGACAATGCAGTTTTGAGGCGACTATTTCTGGCGGCGCGATGGTATTAATTTAAGAAAGGAATTATATGACTTTTATAAATATCGAGAATCCAGAAACTATATTTGAAATGGAAGGTGGCGGCAAAATAGGGTTAAGAATCTCTACTCCTGAATTATGGAATGAGATTAGAAAAAAGACTGCTAAAAAGAAAGTCGAATATAAGAAAGTTGATGGAGACCTTGCCGGAAGAAGATTTGAGTACGAAGAAACTAACGAGAGTTTGCAGTCTGAAATGTTATGGGATTATTGTATAGTTTCGTGGGAAAATTTATATTCAGATGAAGAATGTAATAAACCTATTCCTTGCACGAAAGAAAATAAAATTTTGTTGATGAACAGGTCAATAAAATTTATGAATTTTGTGACTGATAAATTAAAAGAATTATCAGATATAGAAATAGATAAGGAAAAGAGTGCTGAAAAAAACTGATTGAGGCGGTGCAATGGAATGATTCGTATGCTCATACTTGTACTGCCTGTCAGCAAATATATTCTGGGAAAAATAAAGTTCCACCATGTGAAACATGTAAGCCAGAATATATTGAAGATAATGCGGATGTGTTAAAGATATTTTTTTTGGTTCGGAATCAAGTTATTATGGGATTTGAAAGCGTTATAGATATAAATCATTTAGCGATTTGGGAATTGATAGATAGATTTAAAATAAAGAATCCTGTAAAGGTGTTTGAGAAGATAATATTTATAAGTAGATATTGGATAAATAAAATTAATAACCGGAGCGATATATGAGAGTGGGGATATGGAAAATAAAAGAGGCATTAGGGCAGCATGAAGAACGAATTATCCAGAACGGTGTTAAATTTATGGAGGATGTTGTCCATCGAGCGCGGGCAAAATGCCCAATGGGGACTGTTACAAAAGAAGGTGAATTTGTTAAAGCGAATGTAGAATTTGTTAGAGGTAGAGGCAAAGGGTCATATGGGAAAGGAACAGTTGCTAAGTTCCGGGCAGAACGATGGACAGGACGCGCCCCTGGCGATTTAATTAAATCTATACGATTAGTAAGAAAAGGCGGAAGCGTTAG